GCAACCTTACGAGCATAGAGTTCCAAAGGAACACCAAGCCGCTTGGCGATATTTACCTGCGTTTGCGTCAGTACGATCTTTTTCGGCGCTGTACTACGTGAAGCTGGTGCTACAACATTTGATTTTGTTCGCTGAGATGGTTTCGCATCAGCGGGTTCCTCTGCAAATGACTCAGGGAACCTTGCTCTCATTTCTTTGTCAATAGCATCAAAGTATTCTTTGCTGCCATTTGCAATTCCAGAATCCAATACATCTTCGTGGAGTGTAACTGCATACGCGGTCATTCCACGCTGTTTACCCCACCATGGATTTTTATCTATCCATGCTTGAGTATCAGGATGAATCGACTCTTGTGGAGCCGGTTGTTGCGTTTGTACTACAGTTTTCTGCGGTTGTAAAGGGGCAGGTTTAAAATTATTTACCTTATCCGCCCGGATTGCAGCGGATGTTAGCTTTGATTGAGCTTTAATAAGCCGGTCAGTATCACCGGATTCGTAAGCTTCCTTGTACTCTCGTTGGGCAGAATCAATCTCAGACTCTACAACTTTTTTGGCTTGTTCCAATAAAGCTGTTTGGTTAGTAGCCAAAGAACCTTGTAGACGTTGGTTTTCTTCTACAACTGCTTTAGCCATAAGCAAAGCTTCTTCGCGCTCGCGCATTGCTGTTTCTTTTGCTCGACGCTCTTCGTGGTATCCCTTATTAATATGAGATAGCCGGTCTTTAAGTTTTTGGTCAGAGTATTTAGATAACTCCTCGTCCGTTACCGGAGCAGGAGCTTCCTTCATAGGAGTGCGATGTCTGTCCGCCGCAGGCGTATCGTCAACAATTTCAATTTCTTCCTCTGGAGTTACTACTTTTCCACCTTCCCGTGGATTTTTAGCTTCTATTTCATCAGGGAATTCAAACTCAGTTTTTTCAATTTCAGCCATGATGACTCCTTATGGACGTTGGATGCCGCGAGGGTCTTGCACAACAGCTTCAACAGATTCATCATGGATTAATCTCCACTCTGTTCCGTGAATCTTCATACGAGTACCAGTGTTTGGCCTAGTAAGAATGAAATCGCCTACCTTGCAGCTAGGGCCGCTAGGGAATCGTTTCTCATCTTTGTAAGCATCTGGCCCCATTTTTGCCACAAATAACACGGGGGATAAAAGCTCCTCGTGGTGCATCATTTGTGATGTTTTTACCAATCCAGATTCGCCAATTTCTTCTTCGGCTTTTGGAACCATACATAATATGTAATATGTAGATGGATCGGGCACTTGCTTGGCTTTTTCTTCTGGCGTTGTATTTAATACTCCAGATAAATCAACCGCAGCGACATTAAAGTCATTCATTTATTTTCCTTACACGCATGGGGTTTAAGCGTATTTCGGCGGGTAACCCCAGATAAACCCATCCAAACTTAACTATCCGATTGTTGTAAACGTTTTTCCATATCTTTTACATAGTATAAACACTTAGTTAATCCTAGTATCTGACCGCACAAATATTTATACTCTGCAAAATCATTGATTGCGCCAGAAGTAATTACTTGGTTTAATTGTTGTATATCTTCATCTATATCTTTAATTAATGCGGTCATTGCATCCATCACATACCTCCGGGTGTTAGTTTCTGTTGCTGCATTTGATCTTTATGCATCATGCCTTGTTGGTGTAACTGAGCCTGTTGCTGCTGCTGTTGAGCTTGCATTGCTTGTTCTTGCTGAGCTTTTTGAGCATTAATCTGAAGCTGCTGTTGGTGCATTTGCTGAGCTTGCATGGCTTCTTGTTCAATCTGCATAGGGCTAATTCCACCCTTATCTGCATCCAAAGCCAAACGCGCTTGGGCTAATGCAATGTCTGCGTCAATCTTCTTAGCTTTGCTATCTGCTTCTTGTTTCTTAATCTGAAGCTCTTGCATCTGCATTTGGATAATTGGATCTTGCATTTGCTGTTGAGCTTGGGCTTGAGCCGCTTGTGATTTATTCATCTGCAACAACTGTTGAGATGCCTGCGCAACAGCGCGGGACAACTCAACCTCCAACTGAGGAGGAAGCTCAACGTCCGGTTTTGGTAGTGGAGCGCCAAGACGTTCTTCAATTTTTATCCTATACAAGAAGCCAAGATGTTCTGCAATGTGGGCTTGTATAGATGCTTGCATCTGTTGGGCCATAGGATTTTGGCCTATCTGCGCTGCAATCATTGGGTCTTGCATGAATGTTGAATGCACTGCAATATGTGCTTCGTGGTCTTGATAGATAAATGCTTTAGTAGGTTTACCTTTTAAGAAAGCCATGTTCTCACTAATAGGATCGCGCGGTTTTTGATCGTCTTCAATAGGCACAATCTTGTCTGCATTTTTAACACCCAGCACTTCAATCATTTGACGATGCAGATACGGCAAGTCATAAATATTTGGAGCCTGAGCAGACAGTTGGGTAACTGCCTGATACTGCATAATCCGTTGCGCCATTGTGGTGCTGTTGGGATCGCTGACCGGAATAATCTCCACCAAGTCATAGTCTGCTTGCTTGGCTTTACGATTACCACCTTCGGGTTTGTAGCTGTATTCTTCTGGCGTATGGTCACGAATTAGTACTTTAAGAAGTCTAAATTCCTGCTTCATAGAGTAGTGAACACGTGCTTGAACGGCGCTCATTGTTTTAAGCTGACGCTCTAACAATGCCAAAGTAGTCCCCACGGGTGCATTTGCTCCCATATCGCTAACTTGAATATCAGCTATAGACCCTAGACGACGGCCTTCTTCGGTAATCTGATTAAGCAGGGCCAACAAAACTTGGCTTGGCTCTTTATATGGGAGCGGCATGATGTTGTCGCGGATTGATCCAGACGCAACATCAACATCCCTAAATTCTCCCGGTGCAATAGGAGTATCGTCACCCTTAACCCTTAGCCCACGGGCCTTCATGCCGCCGGGTAAATTACTCAAAGTACCAGCATCTACTAACTGGCGAATCAAAGAAGTTCCTGCACGAGCGTATCCACCAATTAGGTGAATCAGTCCAAGACCATAAGCACCAAAGCCGGGTACATAGGTGTACTGTACAAAGTGCTGGCGTTTTTGTTTTGTCTTGTCATCCTCTTCCCAATTACGGCGTATGGCTAGGATTTCAGTAGTACTGCGATCTATGGTAACTACATAAGGACGGGCCACTCCATCTTTATCCTCATACCCCGGCATGTCGTAGTCAACATGGATTTCATAAATCTGGTAACGGTCATCGTCGGTTAAAGAATAACCCTGACCTTCTGCTTTTTTCTTTTCTACATCGGTGTGGGTATTGTCTGGTTCGCCCAGATCAATGTCCCGATAAAAACCTGCAACTTGCAAGTGGCGAATATCATTTTTAGTCTTACGCATTAAGTGCGTAACACGTTCTGCTGTATTGGCACTAGATGCGCCATAGGGGATAATTAAATCTTCGGCAGGAATAAACATTGCCGTCTGGCGATTTAATGCAGGGTCAAAGTAAACTTTCTTAAACGCTGCTCCAGCTAGACCAAGGTTATACAAAAGCCTTTCATGTTCAGGCCGGTATTCGGTCATTACATCTGTTAATTGGTAGTTCATGTCCTCACGTACACGCTCTGCCGCTGCTACAGTTTCTTGGTTATCGTCACCAATAATCTGTGTCTTAACCGGGCCTTGTGCCGGGAAACTTTCTGTAATAGTTTCCGACTGAAAGCGGATAGCTGCTTCGGTCAGGATAGTAGAAAAAACTCCACAAGCGCCGTTCCAAGGTTCCGTTCTTTCTTCATAGTTCATGCCAAGGACTTCTAGCCCTTTTACATACATGTCAACCCAGTCTTTTCTAGATTGGATATCAGCTTCAACTAAATCAATAAGCTCAGAGCCAAGTAACTGTAAGTCACCTTCGCTCATTGCTTCAGCTAAGTTTTCGTCAAAGTCACCTTCAGCATGGGAGAGAATTTCAATTTCCATATCCCCAGTATGAATCGTAACGCTATCAGGATTTTCTACCTCAATCTCAAGAGGATCTTCATTTACCAAACCCATAGGTGCTTGGTATAGAGAAGGGGCCATGCTGTTGGTTGCCATATGTATTCCTTAAATTAATTTGTGTCCGCCAGACAAAGATTTTTCTACCATGCCACCTTTTTTGTAGGGCACTTCTTTAGTGGTTTTGCGTTCATCTTTTTCCTTATTGGCTTGTAACGGAAACCCATATTTTTTACCATCTTCTATGCCACGCATAATGACATCCATCAACTCTTTGTTTTTTGGATGCAGAGCCGCTTTTTTGTGCGTTTCCCAATCTTTAGCGTACTGTTTACCTGTTTGCCCTACGTCATTAGTACCAACTCCGTTCCATGCTTCAGCAAAAGATATTTTATTTTTATCTGCAATTCTTTGTTTGTCTGCAATTGTTGCCATAAAGTCAATATCAGTATCAGTAAGATTATATTTATCTTGCAATTCTTTTTTGTATTTTGTTACAAAATTACCGCCGTGCGATCCACTACTTAACCCGTAATCAAAACGCCCCTCTTTTAAAGCCAATGCAGCCAAGTCTTCTGCGGATAAAGAAGGATGTCCGTTTAAAGCAGCGGCTCCATTGGTACGTGCAAATCTGTATAAAGTCTGAATTGCTTTAGATGGATCTGAATATGCTGTTCCAGTTTTTGGGTCTGTATTTGTTTGCTGTCCAAAAAACTTATTGCCACCAACATCAAACCGTTGAAGAGGCTGGGTTTCCAAACCTTCTTTACCTCCATACTTACCTTTTGGATCAGCCCTGTATGCTTTAATTCCTGTAGGTAAGCTGTCTGGCATGGTTGACCTAGACAGTCCGTATAAAGGCTGTTTATCTAAATCAATTTTACCAAAATGACCAACGTCATATAAGTTATCTGGCAACTCAGGATCAACAATAACAGTCTTTTTAAACCCCATAGCATTAGCTACTGGAGCAAGTTGTGGGATGTACCCAATCAAATCCTCTAAGCCTGCCATATATATTCCTTAATAGTAAGTGTTCTTGCGGCGGAAACTCTTTATCTCTTCTTTTTCATCTGAGTCCAGACGGATAAAGCCACCTTTTCTAAACCGAATTAATGCCTGTGTTGACGAGTCCACCAAGTCATCGTGATCCCCATTGGGGAAAGCTGCCATCTGCTCAATCACTTCTGTAGCCCACCTTGTTTCAGGAGCCCACACTTTACCACTACTAAATAAATCAGTAATGGAATTTATACGCACAAATTTATCATTGCCACGGGTAGGCGTGTATTCTGACACGGCTATCCCCATTTGTCTAAGCTCAAATACCAGAGGAGCCCCAGCCGCTTTGGCTTCAATGATACAAGCATCAGGTTCCCAATCTTGATACATCACAAGAGCTTTAGCCTTCAGTTCCGGGAACTCCATCCGTTTTTGGAAGGCATCTAATAAGATAACGTTGATGTTATTAGGATCGTCGTCCATCCTAAACACACCCCAAGTCGTGCAGGCGGAATAGTCAGACCGTTCGTTTTTTGTAAACGCCGTATCCCAAGACTGAATAATAAAATCACACTCTGGCGGTCTTTCTGGCTTCCAAATCTTCCACCACTCCCGTTTAACTAAAGCTCCTTCTTCACCAGTAGGAGTCTGTTGATATTGAGCGTACCATTTAGCCGGAGGTAGTTCATCCCTTAGAGCTTCCAATTCCTTAGCCGACCAGAATTCAGGCCATAAGGGTTTACCCGAAGGCATGATAGCCGGGAATTCAATTACTTCCCACTCCTCCCCTTTTTCCCGGAGCATGGCATCTTTGATAACTCTACCAGTTAGATCTCTCTCTCCCCAGCGTGTCATCACAATAACAATAGCTCCTCCGGGTTGCAGACGCTGACGCGGCCCAGAGGTGTACCACTCATACACTTTGTCAAAGACAGACGGATCCCCAGAGGCTAAAGCCGCTTCCTGTTCAGAATGTGGGTCGTCAATGATAAGTAAGTCTGCTCCTTTCCCGGTAACAGTCCCCCCAACACCAATAGCAAAGTATTCCCCGTTCTGATTAGTAGCCCACCGGCCCGCCGCTTTACTATCTTGCCGCAAACTTACGTTAGGAAACACCTTAGCGTAAGCCTCTGACCCCACCAAGTTCCTAACCTTACGTCCAAATCCCACAGCGAGGTCAGCCGTGTTAGAAGACTGAATCACCTTCTTATCAGGGTACTTCCCCAAGAACCAAGATGTCAGTAAATAGGAGGCAAACTCAGACTTAGTGTGCCGAGGAGGCATATTGATGATTAGTCTCTTCAAACTGCCATCGGCGATAGCCTCGAATTTTTTTGCCATAACAGCGTGGTGTCTCCCGTGAATAAATCCGGGCCACATCAGCTTTACGTACTCCATAAACGACTTCTGAGCCAACTCCCGACCCAGAGCAGACTTGTACTCCATCACATCCGCCATGAACTTCTCGTACTCAGCAGGCTCCAACTTGTCAATCAAGTCCTCTAACTTCATTGGATAGTCCTAAAATTTATATAGACCGGCCTAACAGTCCTACCCCTACCCTTTAATCTCTTCACTACCCCCAAATCCACCAAGTTATCCACAATTCTCTTAGTGTTCCCCAGCCCAGTCTTACCCCGCTGGTACGCAATCTCCCTCAAAGACGGCGAGTACCCAAACTTCTTCCACCACTCATCAATAATCAAAAACGTTTCACTCTGTCCGGGACTCATATCCTTCTCCATACACTGCTCATACGTCAAATCCGCCAACTTTCGTATCATCTTTTTATTTATTTGCACTGTTCCCATGTCAATCCTTGCCAAAATTACTATTCTTGTGAAAACCAACGCGACTTTGCTCCAAAATCATCCATTTTTTACGTTTCCATTTCCGAAAAAGCCGTTATAAATCAACTGTTTATACGCTCTTCCTAGACTTTAGGTGTCATCTGGTAACGTTACCACTCGGAATAATTGTGAAAATGGCAAGAAACGTGTTTCCAAATTTTATATACCCCCCGCCCTTTTGCATTTAGGAAGATAAGGGGGGGTTTTCTGGATTTTGAGCATCTAATGGTTGAGAAAAATCTTTGGATGCTTCGTGTGGAATAGTATGCAAGTTATGCAGGGACTCCTCGCTGGCATTCGGGGGGGTGGCGGGTGGGTGGGGGTCGTCCGGCAAGCTTTCCGAGTCGGCCTGTGGCGCAAGCTCGGCAAGTAGCGAATCAGCGTCAACGTCCACGGCGTCGATTGATTGTGCCCGCATGATCGCGCGTAGGTGTTCGAGTACCTGCGCCTTTGCGTCGACGCTATGCTTGATCGTCGTTACTTCGGCCCTAGTAGTAAAGGCCGCGACTTCGGTAACAGTACCCAGCACTTTAGCCGCCGCTACTTTAGTGGCCTGTTTCGCCTCAGGATCGATCACTACTTGAACGAGCGATTGGATCACTAGGGCGCGCAAGGCGGCAGGGGATTGGTATTCCTGTGCCGCTAATGCAAGCTTGTAGGCTTCGATCTCGCGAGACACTAGCGGGTTTCTCGCTACCGCATAAGGCTCGGTGATGATTGTCGATGGCGCTGGGTTGGGTTTGTATGATCGCCTGTAGGCTTCGGCCTTCGTGGAGCCCATCGCAACTTCACGGGCGAATTTTTTTTGCTTATGCGTTAACCCCTTGGAAACGTCTACAGAAAACAGTTGTTCCAATGGTACTGTTTCTAGTGCCTTATTGACTTCCTTACGGGATAATTTGCCCTGCATGGCTTCGCCTTTCAATAGGGCCGCGACCACCGCGACCATGGCCCGATTATAGGAACAAAAGCGGAAAACGCAAATCACGCATACAGCCTGGTTATAAACCCAGTAGCAATTGTTCAAATTGTCACCTAAAAATTGACTGTAGAATTGTCAACATAACAGGCAGATAGGCCGTTGTTATAACTGTTACAACCTAAAGGATTACCATGCAATCGAACCAAAATGCCCGTGACGCTAAACGCATCATTCACGCCCAGCACCATATATTGCCATACGTTAGCGCCGATGCCCTGCCAATGATGGCGCGCGCTTGGGCTGCACAGTACAACATCGAAAAACCCGTGATGCTTCGCGCAATGGCCCGCTACGTCCGGCTGCACTACAGGAAAGCGTGACGGACTGCTAGCCCTTTTCCGAGGGTTAGCGGGCAATTATGCCGAACAGAAAGGAAAACCATGGAAAACGCTTTTCAAGAGATGCAAGAATTACGCAATGCAATTCAGCGCCTCGAATACAACGACGAATTTTTAAAAGCCGCCCTCATACATCAATTGTATGTAGAGCTTCA